TGCCTCGCCCTCAACGGTGCAGGCGAACCGCGAGATATCAAGCATGCGGTGGCCGAGCACGCCGATTAGGTCGTCGTTGGTGACTGGCGCGGGCTGGGTCTTGAACTCGTTTTCAGGATTATCCCAAGCTACCTTGGCGCGGGTATGCCGATCAGGATAGGCGGCAGCGACATATTCAAACTCGCCAATAATGTTCGAGCGAGTGAAGACGTAACCGTCCTCGTTGCCGGGGATGTCAGCCACCATGGTGACCTGCGAACCGTTCCAGCAACTGCTACCACGGAATACGCTGGCCAGGTCGGATAGAAGCGCGTAGCCCTCAATCGAATCCTGGATGTAAACGTTGGTCGTCATGCGCGGCTGCATGCCGCCCTTGCCGTCCGGCACCATCACATCGCAGTAACGGCCGATCTCGTAAAGCGTCCAATGATCGACCATCTCAGCGGTGATGCGGCGGCCAAGGCCATAGCGACGGTGCAACAGCAGGTCGCGCCATACCCACACTGGGTTATTGGTGTAGGCAAGCTTAAAGGTACCGTTCCAATCGCCGGTGTAGGAACGGGTTTGAGGATCGTAATTAGTCGGCACCTGTACGATTCGGCCGCGCATCAGGCCGGCGAACTTCGGCGTGTCTTGGAACTGCTTTGCGTCGAACTGGAGCCCCCCCAAAGCGAGGTTTGGATAACGCAGCTTTTTGTCGATGACTTCTGTCAGACCCTTGATACGCATAAGGTCGGCGAAGTTGGAGTCGTTACGGTTCGGAGTCAGCCGGCGCACACGTACAAGGGCACTGGTGAAGCCCTCCGGAAGGTCGACCCGGTGAGTACGCTCGTACTCAGTGGTGCCCTTATCATTCAGGGTGGCCGACAGAATAGTCTGGTAGCTGCCGCCATTGACCGACAGATCAACGGCGTAATCGATGCGATAGCCGATCTGGTCGCCATTGGTTTTAACCTGCCAAATCTGCGGCCAGGACAAACGGATTCGAACGGCTGACAGCTGCTGGTCAGTGATTGCGTGTGTCCAGGCGTTGTCCGACTTCAACTCGACCGGCAGGCCTTGGGATGCCTCATTCTCGATAGCCGGAAAGCCAGCGATATGCTCCTGATCAACCGTGCCTGAGCGAAAATCCCAAATGGTGCCAGGGAAGTTCTCGCTGCCGTCAGGGGATATCAGTGGCGTACCGTTCAGCTTGATCGACCGCAGACCATCAACCGGCCCAACAATCGGACCTTCGCTCAGCGCATAGAGCAGCTTTACTGTAGCAACTGACAGCGCGCTATCTGGCGCTTTGTATGGGGTGTAGGGCTTAGACTCTCCGCCCTTAGCGCCCAAAACGCGGGCAGCAGCAGGCCGGCGCCGATGCTTTGCAGCAGGCGCTGTAGCGGTTTTGGACATGGTTTTTCCTTACTGCTGATCTTCCGAGAAGACGCCAGCCGAGATAAGTGCGCCGCCGATATCGCGCTCGCCGTAAAGCAGTGGCTTACAACGCCCCTGGGCCATCGTGGTGACAGCGCCGCCAAAGGCGTAGGAAGGCCGGTTGCCGTCGCCCTCCTTATCCAGAATGCCCACCGGTGAAGGAGACATGCTCATGGCGATGCCACCAATCATCAAGCCCGCACCAGCAGCCACCAAGTAGTACTGCTGCGTTATGGCACCGATCACGACCAAGGCAAGGCCTGCGATAGTCGCAAACAAGCCGCCGCCCTTGCTGCCAATCACGATCGGCGCGATGCGGATGGGCTCTACGGTGTCCTGGCGCATCTCAATCTCGGTGTCGCTCAGGTTCTTCTTTCCGCGGAACACGGCATATGTCAGGCCGCGCTCTTCCGAAAAGCGCAGGAACCGCCTAAAGCCAGGGATCTTCACGCACAACGCGTGAATCGCCTCAGCGCATGACGCTACAGCCAAGTGATGGACCCGCCCGAACCTAGCGCCAAGTACGCCGTAGAGCATCACCAACACCACCAGGGGCTGCGGCGGTACAGTTGTTGTCATTGCCATCAGTCAACCTCCGGCACTCGTTGGTGCCGAAGGATCAGCACGGTGTAGTCAGCCCACATGCCGCCGTATACGTCGCGGGTGGATTGCTTGTTATAGCGGTGGTGAAGGAACGTGCCAGGTGCCGGGTGCAAATCTGGGACGCTACTCAACAGGCCGTCTCCCAAGTAGATACCGGCGTGATTGGGTGCGCCTGCGTTGATCTGCATGACGATCATGTCGCCCTTGCGCGGCATCGATACTGGGTAAAAACCGGCCTCTTCGTAGTACTTCTCGTAGAGGCTTTCACCTTCGTTCCACCAGCCGTCCCGGCGCGGGTAGTTTGGCAGCTCAATCCCGTGCTCGCGCTCGTAGTAATCGCGGCACAGCGCGTAGCAGTCCAGCAGCCCATGGCCGAACTCGCGCCCAATGAGCGGAGCCTGATAACCCTCCGGCTTGAACTCGAAGTACTCGCCCGACGGCCAACTGACGATCCCCCAGGGCTTTTCGTGTAGCTCGCAGCTCACCCGATCAGTCATGCTCGGCATCGGTGGAACGTCGGGATGACTGTGAATGATCATAGTCACCTCGCCGCGATCCTCTGCATCACACTTATCATCAGGGTTGATGATGAAGTGCTCGCTCGGCGTCTGGGCGTCATTGCGACAGGGAACGTACTTAAGGCGCCCAGCCTCGCGGATCACCACGCCGCAACTCTCCTTGGGAAACTCGGCGGCCGCGTGGGCTTGAATCTGTTTCAGCATCGTCTTGTTCATGCGTTACCTATCCAATGAGCGCGGCACCCGGGGCGCCGCCGAACGGCAGCGGGTTCCCGCGACCATGGCGAATCTCGCAATCACTGGGCCGTCCGCCACAGCGATCCAAGGCCGGATCATCAACAGGGTTCCCGTCGAGATCGAACATCTTGATCCCGGTGTAGTTGCAGTCAGGGCCACGGTACTCACCCCAGAGGCACCACTCGCAGCGGTTCATAATCAGGCCACCGGGAAGCATCTGCCCCTTCACTGCCGTCGGTGGCGCCAGCGAGAACACCACTTCTTCGCGTAGCAAGCTGGTGACCTGGTTGATGTAAGAGATATCTAGCCTTTCCATCGTGCTGGCCGCGGGGTTGCCCTCCGGGAAGTTCGCAGCGTCCAAGTACTTGGCGTAGGTCTGCCGAACCGTCAGTTTGACCCCGCTCATACCCTGGAAGCGGCGGCACAGTGCCGTGATCATCCCGTCGATGTTGCTGATCTTGAGCATGGGCGTGGAGTTGTTGCCCTCGACGCTACGACCGAATCCACCGGTTTCGTAAGGCCGGGGCAGATACACGTCGCCCTTCCAGATGATCGGTGTGGACTGCTGGTGTGCGTGGTACCGCAAAATGCCCATCCCTCGCGCTTCGCCGTCCAGCTCGATCAGCTGAATCAGATCGCCCGGTTCAAGCTTCTGGTCGTCCAATGTGATCATGGGTTGAATACCTGCTGGAAGGTGGTGCTGAGGGTGTATTTCTTCTTTCCGTGGGTTTGCAGTTGCCATCCACCAGTGGTGATAAAGGCGCCCTGGGTTTCCAGCGGCGGCGTCCACAAGAAGTGATTTGCGCCCTTGTGCCGCTTAAAGAAATTCCTGATCGCCGTGATGTAGGCCTCGCTGCCAGTGAAGGAAACAGCATAGGCGCCGCTCACATTGTTGATGCCGACCGAGAGGCGCTGGCTGTAGCCGTTGCCAAATTTCGACTCAAGGGTGTCTGTTTGATCATCCCCGGACGAGCCAACCCGTGGCGACCAGGTGAATACCTCTGCCATCAGCTATTTCTCCGGTTGTTTGGATCGAGCAGGCCGTTCTGGCCTTTTTCCTGCTGTATCACCTGCCGGGCGATCTTCGGCATCTCTGATCGGGCAGTGGCCAACAGCGCCAGCCCCATCTGCTCATAGCCCTCCGGCGCGTTGACGGCCCCACCAGAGCCATCGCCGTTGATATGCAGGTGGATCTCCGGCGCAGCACCAGAGCCTGCACCGGCAGTAACAGAAGGCGCGGTGAACGCAGGCGAGATGCCCGGGCTACCAACGAACCCGCCGCTTGCATAGCCAGGCTTACCGCTGCGGTTCAGGCCTATCAGGTAATCCTTCATTCCGGGCTGGTCGACCACCTCCTTGCGGATGACCACCTCGCCACCGTGAACCACGCCCTTCGGCTCAAACTTTCCACCCGCCCCGGTAAAACCACCTTCAGAGAACCCAGCCAGCGCCATGCCGGCGACCATGCCCGCATTTGCATAACCCGCAGCCAGCAGCGCCGCGCCCACCGGGATACCACCAAGGATGGTCAGCTCCGCCGGCGCCTTCGCTGCAGCGATCTGCGCGTTCATGATGATCGACGCCACCGCGAACGCCTTTTGCGCGACAAACAATGCCTTGTATGCGCCGGATTGCTCGCCAGCGATCTTGCCAACCATGTCGGCGGCCTGGCCCGACAGTTCGCCGAAGGTGCTCACCACGGCTACCTTGTAGGCGCCCTGAATATCAGAAAGCCGCGCCTGATTCGTTTGATTGATCTCAACGACTCGATCCAGATACTGCTGCTCTGCGGCAAGCTTTTGCTCGTTGGTGCTCTGCTGGTCAGCCAGGATCTGGTCACGAAGCTCGGATTGCATCGAGAGCTGCTTGTCGTGCCACTTCTTGAGCGCAGCCTCGGCCTCGGCAATCTTTACCAGCTCCCCAGATGGACCGCCCACCGATGAATCGATGCCGCCGAACTCTGGCGCCTCGGTGACCGTGGCTTTCGAGATAGCTTCAGCACCAACGCGATAGTCGTCTGACGAAAGCTTTCCCGCGCGGTTTGCCGTTTCCAGAACCTGCATCCGCTCTTTCGTGGTAGCAAGCAACGCTTGCTCTTTGGTCTGCAGGCCTGACATCAGGCCGTCATAGGCCTTTCTGGCGTTGAGCGCGTCGAGCTCAATGGCCTTACCCTCAAGCATTACCTTGTTTTTTTCCGAAAGCTTCGAAAGCTCACCGGTGGAAAGTTCGTAGCGAAGGCGTCCTATCTCGGTAGTTTCACCGTAAAGCGCCACCTGCTGCGTGAGGTTGGCCAGGGTTTGCTTGTAAGCGTTATTGAGCTGTTCGGCTTGGCGCTTGATATCCTCAGACGCTTTCTTTGCCTTCTGCTGAGCCTCCTCGGATGCCTTGGCCGCAGCCTCAGAACCCTTGATCGCACCGGCAAGAATGCGCCAGCCTTCGGCCGTTGAAGGATCAACCCCTTCGCGCTCTATACGGCGATTAACCTCGCCCACTAAATCACCGCC